TTACTCATATGTATAACTATAATTACACCGCTGTAATAGTCCCTTGAACATTAAAAACACTTTATCATAGTCAGAAATTAGATTCCGAATAATCAGTTCAAAATCGTCAAATGCGCTCAACACATTCATTCGATCTACAGAATTAAGCTGCTGTTCTATGTCCGTTTTAACATCCTCTGGTAACTCCATAGATCGTAAATACCACTCAATTGATGAAACCACAGATTCGACTTTGGATTGCAAATCACGTTCCAATTTGTCATTATATGATTGCAAATCGCTAATATGAGCCTGTTGCCTGGATATCACACTCTGCAGTGAATGCACAGTCTCATTTACTTTCCGAGCTTTAACAACCCAACTATTGTATTTTTCGTTCACTCTACATTTTAATGATTCAAATCTCTTTTCCAATTGCTCATACCTAGTTTTCCAATCGATTGTGTCGATCTCCATTTTTTCTTCAACAAAAGAATCATCAACTTCAATTTCGCCACGTTCAATTTTTTCTTTCATTAACCTACTACACTTTATTATTGATGACGACTTTCCAGGCACCCTTTTGACACTAAAACATGCATTTAGAACTCTAATTTTTTGATCTATTCCTTTTGATGATAACATCATTCTCAATTTGTTCACATCCTCATCCAACCTGGCTACTGTATGAGAATCATTCATCCAGTTTCTATTTCTGATAGCTGAAGCAAATTTCCCATTTAAAGCTTGGTCAATAGTAACCGCTTTGCCGATCAGATTGTTTTTGACTCCTGAATCATCCATGATAAAATCAAACTTGCTTTTTACTCTAGTATACACCTCATTATGATCATATTGTATACCCATATTCTCAAGAGCTGAGGTTGCAGCTACAACTGCAGCTTCAAAAGAAGAGTTAATAATTGAGACGGCCATCTGTTGCGTAGACTCCATCTTGAGCAT